TATATTCGTAAAAATATAAAATTTAATTTTTATGAAAAAATATTAAATGTAAGCGGATATGATTATTGGGTACCTATTAAAACTTTATACTCAGATGGGTTTCCACAGGCAAACGTAACTGCTGGAACACTAGATTTATCTTTAAGAGATTTTTATTTCTTTTTAGAATCTATGCCAGCGCCAAGAATGCTGGTTACAGAAGTATCACTTAGTTATGCTATTAGTTTAATTCTTGACTATATTGGATTTAGTAATTATGTTTTTTATAGAAATATAGATGAGCCAGAAGCAGTAATTCCATATTTTTTTATTGCACCAGACCAAACTGTAGCAGAAGTTTTAAATCAATTGGCGGTAGCAACACAAACTGCAATGTTTTTTGATGAATATAATAATTTTGTAGTAATGAGCAAAAACTATATGTTGCCAAAAGAAAATGAGAGAAACACCAACCTTATTTTGTCTGGATCAAATAATCAATCTGTTAGTGGAATAATTGAAAATCAAACATCAGGAACTTTGCCAAATATTTTATCAATAGCATCTGAAGATAAAAGAGTTTATAATAATGGAAAAATTAATTATACAACTAGATATATTCAAAGATCTTATGGAAATATTCGTCAAGCAAGCATGATTGATCAAGAAAAAACTTGGATATACAAGCCAGCGTTATTGTGGGAGGCTTCTGGAACTGATTCAACAAAAACAATTAATGAAGTTGCATCTAAACAATCAAAATATGTTCTTGGCGCAATGCCAATTAATTCAAATTTATCTAACAATATTCCAACAGTAGTTAATCATCAAATTCAAAATAATGTAATAGATCTTGGAGAAAATGTTTATTGGCTTACTAGATACCAAGGATATTTTTATTCTAACGGAGAAATAATTAGATATGATGCTGCCCAATTCAATGTTACGCTTGCAATTTGGTATCCAATTCAATCAGATGGATCTTTGCTAGATTCTTCACCACAAATTGTTTTGCCTGGAAGATTGGCTCCAACTAACTTTATTGATAGTTTAGATAAAAAAGTTGCAAATGGAGAAATTACAGAAGCGCAGAAAGGCCAAGAAATTCAGGCATGGAGAACTTCACATAGACAGGGTAGCAGCAATGTTTGGATTACAAGTAATCAAGAATATCAAAATTATTTTAAATCATTACCTTTTAATGGAAAGATATATCCTACAGGATTAGTTAGAATATATACTGTACCGTTTTATGAAACAATTGATGGAATTACTCGTTTACAGAATGGCTCAGTTTATGAGCACGGACGAGCACAATTTGGAACACCAATCACAACACATTCTTCAGGCATAAATTCCTATTGGTCAAATAATGATTATGTCAAGGGATGTGAAATGAAAACAGAGTATTTGTTTACAACGTCACTACTTGAAGATATATCAGCACCATCAACAACAACTGGCGCAGCAGGAATTAATAATACAAAGGCAAGACAAACATCAAGGAATGGAACCATAAAAAACTTTATGTCTTCAAGTTATTCAACTGAAACATCAGTTAATAACACATTGTCAACTCAGTCTGGAACAATACAATCTTCTGCTTTAGTTATGACTGGTCCATCATTTGATACAACAGAAAAACCACTTAATTTAGTTTCATATGTTTATAAGGGTTTAAACAGTGCATATAAACATTTTGGGGCCAGAGTAAGAATTGTTGGAAAAATTGAGAACAACGAAATCCGTAGCCAAACTCCAACAGGAAGCGTTACTTACTATCAGGTTGCTGGAGTAAGGCCAGATCAAAACGTAAACATTGGTGGAGGATCTGGTGGTTTAGCGGTATTGCTTAATCCAGAAACAAATAATGGTTACTATTTTGAAATTGTTGCCTTAACAGAGCAAAACGTAGAATCATATTTAAATTTAGATAAAAATAACAAGTCTAGCATTTCAATTAATAATGTTGTGTTTTATAAAATTAAAAAGAATTCTTCAAACACAGAGGCAATACCTGTAAAACTTTGGGGAGGATTATCAAAAATTATAGTTGACGACGGTAGGTTTACAGGACAATACAGAATGACTGGAGAAGAAAACCCAACGGTTTATGATTTGGCTGTAGAGTATCAAGATATAGGAAAAATTAGAAGGTTCTTTTTGTATATCAATAATCAGTTAATTCAGGTTGTAGATGATCCAGATCCACTTCCAATATATAATAATATGGCTCCATTTGTTCGTGGATCTTCTAGAGTTATGTTTGAAAATATTTATGCGTTATCTGAAAACTATTCTCAAAATAGTGTTTTTACAGTTGGAGAAACTCTTTCATCAGCATTTGGAAATAAAGAAATAAATGCTAGTGAATCTTTTAGAAGGTATGCTATGAGCGGAATTATTCAGTCAACTTATCTGTCTGGAATTAGTTCTCAAGAATCACCTAAATATAATTTATATTTTGAAGAATTTGGCTCAATTATGAGAGAATGTTCTTATTTTGATATAAAATATGATCGTGCATATCCCGCTCTTTATGCTCAGATATCTCCAACATTTAATAAAATAAAAGGTTATACAACATCTGGATTTTATGCTGATTCTTATGGTGCTGAATTTTTAATTTTTAATGCTACAGATACAGCAATTAATCTTGATGAAACTAGTGGAAATTATTTAAGAATTCAAGGTATTACATTTACTCAAGATACAACTCACGAATTAACAGTTGATGAATATTTTAAAAAACGTAGTAATTTTTCTAATCCACAACTAACTAGTTCTTCTCAAATTATTTCTCCACTTATTGAAAAAGAAAAATTTGATAATATAAAGTTAAGCAGAATGATATATGGCAATAACGAGTTTACTTTAGACACACCATATATTCAAACACACGATGATGCTGAAAATTTAATGGGATGGCTTATAGATAAATTAATGGTTCCAAAAAAATCTATTGGAGTAAAAATTTTTACAACTCCAACTATTCAACTTGGAGATATTGTTACAATTGATTATAAAGATTCTAATAATTTAGATTTAGTAACAAAAAATACTTCTAGGTTTATAGTATATAATATTGATTATACAAGAAGAATAAGTGGACCCGAAATGACACTTTATTTGGCGGAGGTATAAATGAGATATTATGGGCCTTTAATTGATGGTGGCGGTAGTGCAAATAAAAGAGAAGATAGGACTCCTACTAAAACAACAAAAAAAGGACCAGAATTCACTGGTCCTTCAAAATATAGTCCATTTGTTGAACCTACCCCTGTTAAAAATTTTAAACCAACAATTGAGTATGCGCCAGCAAAACCAAACACATTATTTGTTGGCCCAATTCCATTGGGAGCGGTCCGTACAGAAACTGGATATGAAACTCCAAAACCTTACACCCCAGGAGATTTTAGAGTAGCAGAAGAAAAATCTAATGAACCTTTTTACTCATCACAAAATATAGGTGGGGCTTCGCTTGTATCAAATAACTTTATACCAGCCGTAACCCCAACACCACTTACTCCATCTCCAATATCTGCAACCGTTATGGCTCCTCCACCCCCACCAGTTAAAACTGCAACTCTTGATATTATTTTATTTGATGACGAAGCAACAACGGTAGATACCATGGCAGATCTAATATTTGAAAATATTGGAGGACAAGAACTAATCAATATTACAAGATCCGACATTATTAATGGTCAAAAAATATCTTATCAACCTATTAAAAATTTATCATCTATACAACAAAGATATAATCCAAATAATATCCTTAGTCTTCAACAAACCGCAGATAAATATTTTGCTGGTTTTTCAATAAAACTAGAAGATAAAATTCCAAACGAGGGTAATGGAGCAAATGGAGAAAATGTCTATATTGAAGAAGGTACTGGCGATTTGATCATTGAGTTTATTAATATAAACAATGATGAGCAAATTGAGGTACAAATTACCTCAGATGGTACAATATATGAAGCGGATCTTGGAGAAATAAACTCATGATAACTAATACTGGTAAGACAATTATTGCAAAATATTTGCTTGGACAGGCGCCAGCATATGCATCATATCTTGCTATTGGTTGTGGGGCTACGCCATTGACTACTGGAGATCCACTTGGAAACTATTCAACAAAACAAAATTTGGATTTTGAAATGTTTCGTGTCCCGATATCTTCAAGAGGTTTTGTAAATGAAAGTGGATTAGATAAAATTGTTTTAACTGCAGAATTACCAACAGAAGAAAGATATGAGATTTCTGAAATTGGAATCTATTCTGCTGGATCAAACCCTTCTGCTGGTGCTTATGATAGTAAGACTGTATTTGCTTTTACACA